GGACGTTGCAACGCACGTTCAACCCCGCGCGGGTGGTGGTGTTGGTGTTGGTATATATCACCAGACCCAAGAAGAAGAATCACTGGGGTCATCACGCACACGCGAGGGGCTGACGGTTATCGGTGGAGGCGTGAAGTGAGCGCGCGTCTTGCCGGGTCTGATCTGTTCTCGGCTCCAGCGTCTCCGAAGCCGCTCCGCGAGCATCAGCTGCGGGCTATCGGGATGCTCCGGCAATCGCTGCGTTCGGGGAAACGGCGCGTCGTGGTGGCGATGCCAACCGGAGCTGGAAAGACGCGAACGGCAGCCGAAATCGTCAATGGGGCATTGGCGAAGGGCAATCGGGTTGCGTTCACGGTGCCTGCTATTTCGCTGATCGACCAGACGGTGGCGATGTTCGAGAGCGAGGGCATTCATGCGATCGGCGTGATGCAGAGCAACCACCTTCGAACCGATCGCTCGCAGCCGGTCCAGGTCGTTTCCGTGCAGACCCTTTCACGCCGCCAGAGGCCGGACGCGGACGTGATCGTGATCGATGAGTGCCATGTGCAGTTTGCTGCTGTCCGGGCATGGCTGAAGGACGAACCGCGCAAGGTGTTCATCGGATTGTCCGCAACGCCGTGGGCGAGAGGAATGGCGGCAGATTGGGAAGAGCTTCTGGTCCCGGTTCGGATGCAGGAGCTGATCGACCGTGGCTTTCTGTCGCCCTTCAGGGTTTTTGCTCCATCACATCCCGATCTTACCGGGGTTAAAATCCGCAACGGGGACTATGCCGATGACGGCGCCGCGGAAGTCATGGGCGGTCTGGTCGCGGACGTGGTTTCGACTTGGCGCGAGAAAGCTTTCGGCCTTCCGACATTGGTGTTCGCGGTCAACCGTGCACATGCCGCCAGCCTGGTTGAGCAGTTCGCGTCCGCCGGGATTCGGATGGGCTACTGCGATGCCAACGTGGATCTTGTCGAGCGCAAGTTTTTGTTTGGCAAAATGGCTCGGGGAGAACTCTCGGGGATCGTCAATGTCGGAACCCTGACAACCGGCGTCGATGCGGACGTTCGGTGTGTGGTTCTTGCCCGGCCGACACGCTCGGAAATGCTGTTCGTGCAGATGATCGGGCGTGGTCTCAGGACGGCTCCGGGTAAGGATCATTGCCTGATCCTAGACCATGCCGACAATCACGCTCGCCTCGGGTTCGTGACGGACATCCACCATGATCGGATGAAGGATGGGAAAGCGGAGCCAGACAAGACCCGCAAGGAACGCGGGGAGCCGATGCCGAAGGAATGTCCGTCCTGCGGTTTGCTGAAACCGGCCAAGGTGAGAGCCTGCCCGAAATGCGGTTTCGAGCCGGTGAGACAGTCTGAAGTGGAGGTCGAAGATGGGGAGCTGATCGAGGTCACGCGCCACTCCAAGGCGGTGAAGTTAACCGGACAGGCGAAGCAGCGGTTCTATTCCGAGCTGGTGTCCATTGCGCAGCAGCGTGGGCGGTCGAGAGGATGGATAGCGAACACCTATCGGGAACGGACTGGTGTGTGGCCGAAGGGCTTATTCGAGCAACCGATAGCGCCGTCTCCGGCGACGATTGCCTACGTTCGCGCCAAGGACATTCGTTTCGCAAAATCGAGAGGGAAACGGCCATGAACCGTCCTCGCACTCACGATCTGGCCAAGGGCAAGTGGAAGGGAATCCTGCTTGAGCTTGGGTTCCCGGCTACCGCGCTCACCGGCAAGAACTGCCCGTGTCCGATGTGTGGGGGAAGGGATAGATTCCGGTTCGATAATCAGAACGGCGAAGGAAGCTACATCTGCAATGGATGCGGGGCCGGCGGAAATGGTTGGCGGCTTCTCGAAAAGTGGAAGGGATGGAATTTCGCTCAAGCTGCAAGCGAGGTTGATCAGGTTCTAGGCAACGTCAAGCAGGACACCGTAAAGCGGGAGCGCTCGGCCGCATCGAAGCTGGCGGACTGCTCAAGGCTGTGGAACGCTGCGCGCAGGATCGAGCGCGGGGATTTGGTGGACCTCTACCTGACGGCGAGAGGTTGCCCGTGGCCGCAGAACATCGATTGCTTACGCTTTCTGCCGAGCTGTCCGGTGCCGTTTGAGACTGGGATGCGACCAGCGATGCTTGCGGCCGTCAAAGGCCCGGACGGCAAAGGTGTTACGCTGCATCGCACATTCCTCCGGCCCGATGGAGCGAAGGCCGACATGGACAATCCTCGGGCATTGATGCCGGGAGACTTGCTGGATGGATCGGCTGTCAGATTGGCAATGCACGGCGAAAGGCTTGGGATAGCCGAGGGGATTGAGACGGCATTGCGGGCTAGTCAGCGCTTTGGCTTGCCGGTTTGGGCTGCGCTTAATGCGGCGATGCTGGCGAAGTGGATCCCACCGGAAGGCGTCAAAGAGGTGGTGGTTTTTGGTGATGCCGACCCGAAATACGGTGGACAGGCCGCAGCCTATGCTTGCGCTCACCGGATCGCCTGCAGGGCTGAGAAGATTGGGGTTGAGAGCGTGCGCGTTGAGATACCGCAGCTGCTCGGGACAGATTGGGCGGACGCAGCATGAAACACGCACTGGACGACTTACGCGAGGTCTCACTCAAGCTGAACACGGTTCGCGACGAGATATTCGAGCTTGAGATGCAGATGCACAGCAAGCGGAGAGAGGAATCCCGTCTCACAAGATTGTGGGAACTGGCGATCGATGAAGTGAACCGGAAGGCCGACCCGTGAAAATCCCACCATTCCTTTTGGCTGTCGCTGGCAAGGGGCCGCTTCGTGTCGAGCAGGTGAAGTTCGACTGGGAGAACCGCTTCAATCGCAGACTCTGGTATCATCTCGTTGGGGACGGAGAAAGGTTCCCGCTGGCCGGCGGACCAATCGGATTCATCATGGACAGATACCGGGGAATTGCTGGGGAATATCTGGCGAGACATCGCGCTGAGTAACGGAAAGGGCGGGGGATGAAGGGCAATGCGAAGTTCGGGCCGAAGCCGATCAAGGTTTCGCTTACGCCTGATGCGGCCAAGCGCCTTGCCCATTCCATGCGCGGGACTGACATTTGGGAAGAGTGGGAACTAACCCTGGTTTCCAACTGCGTATCGGATCGAAAGAACCTGGCCGAGACGTTCAAGCTGTTCCCGCACCGCTCGTTCTATGCCGTCAAGCATGTGTATTACCATTACCGCTCGCTTCAGGATGTGGTGCCGATCAACTGCCGCCAGAAGGAAAAGCGGCTAACCGATTTCGACGCTCGGAAAGACGCACGGGAAGGCTCAGCCAAGCTATTACAGGCTTTGATCGATGCTGGGTTTGTTCCGGCGCTGAAGAGGGCGGGATGATGCGTGTCGCAATCACAGATCACGCGGTCATTCGCTACATCGAACGGGTAAAGGGAATCGATATTGCTTCGATCAGGCGGGAAATGCACACGGACGCGCTGGATGCGGCGATCATGCTTGGAGCTGACACGGTGAAGCTCGGCAACGGATGCAGGATGCAGCTTGTCGGGCAAACGGTAGTGACGGTTAAGCCGAAACCTTTGGTCAAGAAGTGCAAGGTCGGTCGCGATGGGTGAGCGTTACCCTGACGGCCTTGTGAACGGCGATCAAACGGGATCACACATTCTGACGGATGGCTGGAACAGATTCCCGCAAGCTGGAGATGCGGTGGTGTTCTACGGCGGCGAAGAGCGAGTCGTTCTCAGGACAGCTCCATCAGCGATTGGGCTTAATGCTCCAATCTCGGTTTGCGACAATGTGGGGATCTGGTTCAATGGCTGACGGAAAGCATCCCGGAGGTCGTCCGAGCAAATATGATCAAGTATTCGCAAAACAAGCGCAGAAGCTGTCCGAACTTGGGGCCACTGATCAAGAGATGGCTGACTTCTTCGAAGTTAGCGTCGCAACGGTGTATCGCTGGAAGCACGATTATCCGGAGTTTTGCGAGGCCCTAAAGGTTGGGAAGGCAGTGGCCGACGATCGGGTTGAGCGCAGCTTATATCAGCGGGCGATCGGCTATGAGCAGGAGGAGGTGAAAATCTTCATGCCGAGCGGGGCGGAAAATCCCGTCTATGCTCCCTTCAGGGCCAAGGTGGCTCCCGATGTAACCGCCGCCATCTTCTGGCTGAAGAACCGGCGAAGCCAAGAGTGGCGCGACAAGACGCTCACCGAACTCACCGGCAAGGACGGAGCTGCAATCGAGATCAACCAGAAGGTGCGGGAAGATGCTGATGCTGTCACCAGCGCAATTGCTGGCCTCGTTGAGCGAGCAAGAGCGGCAGGAGTGGCTAGCTCAACTCAGCACTGAGCAGCTTGCTTCCCTAAAATACGACTGGCGGTTCTGGGCGAGGCCGGGTCAGCTTCCGCCTGATGGCGATT